GTTTCCCAGTCACGATCCAGGCACGTGCGAATCAACAGGCACTAGCACGAAGAAGCACTGTGCCAGATAGGAAAACAATAGAATCGAATGACCATGAAATTGAGTGAAATTGAGTGCAGACCACAAGGGGACGCCAACGAATACGATACAGAAGTAGCGGTTGATGAATTTTTCAAATGCAGTGAGCACAGTGTCGAGTCATTGCTTTATTTTATAATCAATTATGCATATATTTACAGTAATGATGATCAAGGATGGATACCGTTTGAATTATGGGACACAGATTGCGAACCATATGACAATCAGGTTGACTTGATCCATAAGGTGTATAATGATAATTTTATCATTGTATTAAAATCAAGACAGGTTGGGATGACATGGATATGTCTTGTGATTGGGTTGTGGTTCATGCTGTTTCATCCAGAACAAGCAATACTACTTCTCTCTAAAGGAGAAGAAGAGGCAAGAGAACTGCTAAAAAGGCTGAAGGGAATTTACTCTCGATTGCCCGACTGGATGAAAGCAGAGGGAACTCCAACAAATAACCTAGAGGAATGGGTTCTCAGTAATGGGTCACGAGCGAAATCTGTATCAACAAAAGGCGGTGATTCAATGACATTCACCATTGCAATTGTGGATGAAGCTGATTTGATTCATCGAGCTAATACTCCGTTAAGTCAAGTTATGTTGAATATTGAGCCTACTGTTGGGTTAAAGGGGAAATTGATTCTCCTTTCTAAGTCTGACAAGAGTAGACCAAAAAGCACATTTAAATCCATATATAAAGCTGCAAAAGCGGGTAAGAACCGATTTGTTTCTGCATTTATGCCATGGCATGTTAACCCAAAACGCACAAAAGAGTGGCACAAGCAACAAGAAGAAGTAAGTATGGATATTGATGGGACGTTGGATACACTCCACGAAAGCTATCCAGCAACTCCACAAGAGGCGCTGTCCCCGAAATCAGGCAACAAGCGACTTCCCTATGTTGTTGTGCAATATGCGTATGAAGAACGAGAGCCACTTTATGTTTACAATAGCACATTGGATGATGAGAATGAGTTAGACATTCCTGAAATCGAAAACCTTGTTGTGTATGTTCTCCCTGACCCAGATAGAGAATATTTCATTGGGGTTGACCCAGCGGAAGGGCTGGCTGATGGTGATAATGCAGCGTTTTGTGTTTCTGATGATGAAGGAAAACTCTGTGCAAGATATAAAGGGAAAGTTGATCCCGCAATCCTTGCAGGACATGTAGACAAAGTTTCTGGGTTTTATCAGAATGCAGAAGTTTTGTATGAGAGAAACAATCACGGGATATTGTTTAAGAAAGAAATGCAAGACAACTATCCACATGTGAAACTACTAAAAGGGTGGACAGCAAGTGGTGATGGGACAAAGCCAGGATGGTTTACCACTCTTGCCTCAAAAACATATGCATATGATAGTGTTGCGAATTTTCTTCGGAAAATTCAAAAACACAATAAGAAATTAAAGGATAACGCAGAACCAATTAAAGTTCTGTATGATGAAGAAGTTTACACACAACTGACATCAATTGAAACCAGTACGTTAAAGGCACCACAGGGCGAGGAAGACGATCTTGCCGTTGCTATGGTTCTGTCTCTTGTTGCTTGGCTTGTGTGCAGTAGCAAACGATTACAATTCAGTTTAGTTAAATTATCATAAGGAGAATCAGAATGCTAAAGGATATAGGTCGCGCATTTGGAGGTGCGACAAAGGCCAGAAGAAAAACCGATGCTCCACTCTATATTAGAAGGGAAGCCGCAGCGTCACCAGATTTTCAATCCATGTTGCCTGTCCATGATCCATTACTGGGATTGGATGGACTTGATGAAGAGGAATTGTTACGCCTCCAATTAAATTTAAGTTGGATCTACAGTGATATTGATTTGATGGCACGTGAAACTGCAAGTGTCCAGCATCATGTATTGAAAGAAGATGATGAAACAGGGAAAAAGACACGACTTGATACAAGTGACTTATTCAAGTTAATTGAGCAGCCCAACCCATATATGACAAAACCATTTTTATTAAGAATGATTGTCTACTATTTAAACATCTCTCGACGAGGTGCATTTGTATTTATGGCACCTCGCAAAGGTGCAAGAAACGATATTGTCGAGTTATGGCCGATCCCATCAAACAGAATAAGACCTATTAAATCAAAAGATAATTATTTGTCCCATTATGTCTACACAACTGGAGGGACACTAGCCAATCCCGAAAAAAGAGACACGAGAATCCCAAAATCTCATGTTATTTGGTTTAGATACCCAGATCCCAGTGACTTGTGGGCATCTCTGCCTCCATTGCTAGCTGCACTTGATGCAGCAGAGACATATAAAAATGTAAGTGAATCTGAAAAGAAGTTGTTTGGGAACGCTCGAGGTACACCACTCTCAATTGTATCTGTGTCAGCGGATGTAAATGATCCAGACTTCCAGACAGTCCGTGACCAAATCAAAAACGACTGGCAAGATGGAACAAATATTGCTGTTGCTCGTGCAGGGCAAATCTCTGTAGGGTCAATTGGTTTTAGCCAAAGAGACTTAGAAGCAATTGCATCTAAAATCTCAACAAGAGATGAAATTGACTCTGTTTTCTTTGGATTCCCATTCCGCTCTGAGAAATTGAATAGTGGTGAGGGGCTGAAAGAGGTTGACAGATTTGTTAAGGAGAAAACAATATGGCCGTTACTTGATTTAATCAAGCATTATTTGACACAACAACTTGCACGGCCATTTTTTGGTGAAAAGCTGGAAGTAACGTTTGATGACATTCGTACTGCTGACAGAGCATTGACCATTCAAGAAAAAATAATCAATAGTCGAACCAGAACCATAAACGAGATGCGGGAAGACGATGGTTTATCGCCATTCCCAGAAGACCCATTCCCAGGATATGGAGAACTACCTGTCCAGCTTGCCACAAACCCATCATTTGTTCAAGTCTTTTATGATATTGGCGATAATGGGGAATCGTCTGTGGATGAAGGTCGAATCGAAAAAGACCCAGAGGTTGGGAATGTGGACACACTCCAAGACCCATCATTATCTGTTGCTGAAGCATCTAAAATGACCAAGGCGATAAGAATTGCAACTACAGCAGAGTTGAGATCTATGAAAAAGGTGTTCAGCAAGGATCCGAAACGACTATTTCAAACAGAGTTTGTCACACCTGATTTAATGGAGAGAATCAACAATCATGGTGGTGACCCAATTGGGGCAATAAACCAAATCATCAAAGAAATAGAAGGTGGGTAATACATGTTGGAAGCAACCACAAATGTAGGGAAAACACAACAGAAATTCCGTGCAGCGAAAAACTTTTTATCAAGACTTGCAAGGAAAGAGACAAAAGACCTTGCTACTGAATTTAAAATCGTTGCATCAACATACCCTCCTGAAACAGAAGCGAATTCCCCTCCTCCTCCATATTGGCAAAGAGGAGTTGGACGAATGACAGGTGCAGGAGGTGCAAATCCAAGGTCTCAAAACCTGGGTGACCAATGGCGCATAGAGGAAGGAAGGGATGAATTCACAGTATCAAACCCCGTGACATATGCTGTATGGGTTCACGATCCAGACAAACAAGCAGAATTCCACAAACGTCGTGGCTGGAAAACAGTTACACAATTCCTTAAGCTAATAGGTTTAAGAGGTGAAACCCCATCTGTTGTTAGCGCAAGCACGGCGAAGGGGCGCGAGATTGCATCAAAAGTAACGAATGGACTAAGGTCTCTGTTTTCTTGACAAAATAATAGTACAGTAGTACAATTGTCCTAGATTCGCCATGACGAACAGCCCTTTGCTATTTGTTATGGCAAGGGGCTTTTTGTTTATGTTAAGTGCAATATATTGGTTATTTTTCCGAAACAGTCAATACAATATTTTTATATCAAGAATCCTTTACTTCATTGATTTTTTGCTTGTTCTTGCGGGTATTGGATATACATTGCAGTTTATTAGTTAAAACAGGAGTTGTTTATGAATGATAGAATTGATGGTTCTGTTAAACGTCGTGTAGCATTGAAATGGGCAAATGTAGAGCCCATGACAAGTTATGAGTTAAGAGTTTGGGCAGAGATGCTGCGAACGCCACCACAAGTAGATCAGCCAAGACAGGAGGACATGGTTGCAATTCAAGCGGTTATTGAACAAACATTATCTCAGTACAAGTTGGTGAATTAAATTGTATAACATTGGGAGATTGGGAGCCAGCCGAATTGTTATGGGGCTATCTGTGCAAAAAGTACTTTGTGGGAATTGCAACACAACAATATTGGAAATAATAAACGGAGCATCTTTGTTAATACGTTCTCGACATCATGGGGAGAAGCACAATACATTGGTAAAGATTAGATGAAAAAAAGAATTGGAATATTTCTGGATTCATATTGGCGTGATGCCCCAGGTGTCGCGCTATTAAAGATAGAACTTGAGAAATTAGATGTGGATGTCGATATTGTTCCTTTTGATTTATGGAACGAATATCTTCAATTGATAAATCCTAATCATGTTGTTCTCAATCATATGTTTGGGATTCGAAACAAAAAAATAGCTAAACATGTCAAGCAAAATAGAGGTATTATATCTGTCCTCCCTACAGAGGGTCGCCCTAATACAAACATCCAAAATGATTGGTATACGTCGCAAGTAGGATTTGATTATTTCTTCCATTGGTCTAATTTAACAAAGAAAGACAAAAGAATCGGTGGAGGTGTTTATGGGTGCCCACGATTTGAAGTGCTGAGAAATAGTGACTTATTGTTAAGCAAAGATGAAGTTATTGCAAAACATTCTCTTGATCCATATAGACCAATTCTTCTTTTTGCAACAAGTTTCCCTCAGGCGAAATTCCATACCCAAGCATCTTATTTCAACAAGGTAGACTGGGAAGATTTGGATGTCCCATTTGATGCAGTCCATCTGTCAAAACTGGAGTATTTTGCTAGAGAAAAGAGTTTGCTTCTGCTTCAAATGATTGCATCTCATTCAAATTATCAAATTATATTGCGCCCACATCCTATGGAAGATACAGTTTGGTGGGAACGGAACATTCCTGAAGGATGTGTATTAATTACACAGGAATTCATTGGGAATCTGATTAGTGCATCTGATATTATTGTCAATCGTGTTGGATGCACCACAACTCTTGAATCATGGGTGATGGGAAAGCATGTCGTATCAATGGAATATACAGATGAATCCAGTCATGGGGGTGCAGTTGCAGATTTGTGGAAGGTATCTCTCTCTGTGAACAATTTGCCGGATGCAATTCAATTAATTTTTCATCCTGAGGAATTTAAGATTCCGAAATTGTATCTCAAGAAAATGGGGTTAATGCGGAATAATGTGGCAGGTCGCATTGCCCAGAAAATGGAAGAGATAACCCCAGAAAACAATACTAATATCCCATTTACATCGTTGTTAGAATGGAATAAGATTCAGTTAGACCACAATGATAAGAATGTGTATCCTGTACCAGGGTTCCATCCTGGAAAGATACCGTCTAAATACAAAATTGACAATCTTGTCAATTTGTATAAGGAGAAACTGAACGATGCCTAGACGATTGTATGACGAACAAGGTCGAGAAGTGGTGATTCGACAAAGCAACTCAAGACTGGGATTTGTTTTTGTTATTGCTGTTGTTGTTTTTGGGTGGATGCTTGTTACAGGGAGATTGGAAACATTTCTAGGAGAAATCCCAAGCGGGACAACACAAACTGAAATTGTATCAACTGACTCATTACCATCAGGCGCAACAATTCATATTGAGCCAAGTGTTTCCGAACCTGTCTTCAACAATCCTGTTGCTAGTGTTCCAGAATCTCAAGCCCAGCCAGCCTACAATGAAGACCCGTCTGCTGTAAATATTGAATATGTTCCAAATGTTCCTGCTGAGAATCCAGAATGGGATGATAATGGGGCATATGATCCAGGAACTTTTTCCCCATCCTCAATTGAAACTCATTTAAATGATGCAGTTGTTTTATTTCGAGATTTAAATGGCGATGGAACTGTGAACGATGGCGAATGGTACACTGGTGAAGTAAAGTGGTTCTTGCATGGATACTTAGGGACTCCAGGAGGCAAATGGCTTACTCCATCTCGAGTCGGTGCGTTTGCTATTTGGTATCATGAGAATCCACAGTATACTATTACAGTTCGAATTAATAATGGGAAGAATACGGAATTCCCCATTTCAGATGGGAATCCATGGGTTATCCATCATGAGGTTCAGGGACAAGGCTATGAAGAAGACCTTATTCACATTATTGTTGTTGATCTGAATAAAATTCCTGGTCTTTTTAACTAATATGAAATTATTTCTAATTACACGAAACTCAGAATTAATAGTAGAAGAAATTATAAAGTCATCAGTGTCAGGTGAACAAGCTTTGGTGGTAACGCCTTCTATGTCAATTGCCCAATCTCTGACACAGTACAACGGAATTCAAGGATATATTATCCCAGGAGAATCGCTATCTCAAGGAGAACATGATTCAAGGTTCTACAAAAAATATATGCCTGGAATACTCGATAGTATTAAATTACAGGGAACAAATTTGAGTACCCATGAATTCATGGGTATTGACAGATTGCGATTTTGGTGTTCATGGAATAGTGATTTGAAAGAATTTCTAGACAGCTTGTCCATTGATGAAATTATCTATTCACTTGATTTCTACTCTCCGTTATATCTCCCATCAGATGTGAAAAAGAAAACAGCCGTAAAAACCCATGATTTAATTTCACCAATAGCGAAAGACATCCTCCCCCGCCTGGATGCCACAAAACTAATTGTGTCAACCGATTTTGAAACAAATATAATTAAAACATGGACAAAGCGTTATGAGGTTGAGAGTAGAGGAATTAATAAATCAAGACCTAAGACAAGTCAGTCTATGGTAGATTCATTTCAAGGGATATTTGGTTCAAAGGACAATTTATTTGTTTTTGATAAGCAATATGAATGGATTGCTCGTGAGATCATAGGCGACCGATCGTGACTGGGAAAC